AAAGTGCACGGTTTACTTCAAAAGTAGAACCTGAAACTAGAAAGACAAACATACTTTTACCGTTCCAACCAGCACGAGCTACCTTAGCTCCAGTCTTCATAGCTCGAATAGCATCACCAAAGTCCATACCTTTAATCACCTTATAAGCCTTCTCAAAGACCTCCATTGGCGACCACGATATGTAGCCTTCATGCTTTGGGTGATTACTTGCACCGCCATCTATGTATTCAACTAACATACCAGCGTCAGCGCCATTCTCGTCTGTAGGTAACTCCCACCCACGATACTCGTTATACCTCGCTCGGTTCATTTCCTTAGCTAGTATAGTCTTAGTTCCTATGTACTTAATCATATAGCAAATCCTGTCATTGGTTTATGTTGCTTAGGTATAGCCATACGCGAATCATTAGATTGCGCGCTTTCTCGTACTCCAATAGCTACTTGACGTAGCATATCCGCTCCATGAGAGTACTCATCGTGTCTAGGAGTCTTTTTCCATGCTTGCAGTTTATCATCCCATTCTTTCGAGTAATTATGTATGCAATCTATAATGTAAGTGCACGACGGGTCTACCCATAGTTTAGGCACCATGCGACGCACTGCAGCTATGCCATCAGCAATAGGTGCCTTAGGTAGCACTCTCACGCCCCACGGCAACTTGCACTGTTTAATGTACTCACGTGCTATGTCATATGTACTGCGTGCTTTCTTAGTTCCCGGTGCTGACGATGCCATAGTTCGCTGTTTAGCATCATGAGGCAGTACAACGTCTCTGATCTCTATACCGCTAGCTATAGCTTCGTCAATGTAGTGCTCTATACCATAGCCATTGTTCCAGTACTCACGGACTATGCGATATTCGCCTCTGTACCACTGCACATAGCCTTCGACTGCATAGTCATCAACACCTAGGTCAAAGTATATGTCTGTAGATAAGTTCGGGTCGTACAAGTCAGCCTTAACATGCCCTCGGCGTACACAACTCTCATTGAACAGTCGAGAGTAATAAGTGCCATCGCGTGATGCCAGGAATGCCTCCTCTGGTGTAGCTGGATACTCTTGATAGAGGTCGCCACCAAGCTCTCGGCGCTGTGTTATCCAGAAGTTACGTTGCTCTGGCGTTAGCGGTCGGTCTAACTTTAGCTCAAGGTCTTCAAAGTAGCGGGTAGCTTCGCCATCCTCGGACTGCTTAACAGGCTGTGTGCAGTCTGGGTCGTCCACCCAGGAGAGAAAGATAGGATAGAAGTCCTTAGCAGTCATCTGCCCGCTCTCATGTGCTAGGATTGAGGCATTCCACATTGTTCGGAACTCGTTATTTCCCTCAGCTGTGGACTCAATAACTCCTGTGTTACCCACGGCTAGGGCTTGCAAGGTACCTGTCTTGGTTTCCTTAGCTCGTTGTGGGTTACTGTTAGCTATCTTGCCGAACTCTGAGATGTGGAGTCTCTGTAGAGTAGCTGACCGGAACGACACACGGATAAATATAGTACTGTTGTTAGAGAAAGCTACTTCTTTAGTGTTATCTTTAGTTAGTCGCACACCAAGAAATGCTTTAATGTCTGGGTTTAGCCTCTCCCACAAGAATTTTACTCGGTCTAGGAGCGTAGATGCTTCATCGGTACCTTGAGCCATGAGACCAAGGGTTAGGTGAGGACACCACGTCGCATCATCAAAGAAAGAGACAAGCCACATGGTTGAGATTCCCTGCTGCCTGGACTTAAGTATGATGATGCGTGGGTGTTGACGTGACGCTGCATAGACACGGTGCTGTGCATAGTTCATACGGAAGATCACAGGCTTGCCATCCTTGCCGATGACTGTGTACAGGTTGTTAAGACGCCACAGCTTCGATGAGAAGTAGCGGCGCTCCACAACGCTGGCAGGCGTGCCGTGTGGTATAGGCTGGTCTAGGTGTTCATAGAGGCCCTGCAGGTTTGGGTAAAGCTCATCGAACTGCTGTTCAGTGATCCGCAGGTTTATCATCGAGGAAAGCTCCATACTGTGCTTCTTGACCATAGTTATTCTGCACATTAACCTGGGTCTGGTTCTTGTTAAAGAAAGCGTTTTGCAGCTTACACAGAGCGTCTGCTAGAGTGTCAAGCTCGCCCACGGTGTCTACATTAGCTGCACTAGCCTTGATGCGGGTTGTAAGTGTCTTAGCTGTCACTATCATGTCATCAGACAAAGCTTCCATGACTGTCTTAGCTTTAGCTATGTCACCTAGAGAGTCACGTACTGCACCTGAGATAGCATCTGGCGCTTTGTCTGCTGCTATGCCTATTAGCTCCTCCATCATGACTGTGTCAAGGTCTACGAACTCTTGTACAGTGTTGTCTGCTTGGGCTTGCTTTAGTTCACGCTGGATCCTTAATACTTTGTTGTACGATATGTCGAGATCCTTAGCTATAGCTGAGGGAGTCTCGTCATTAAGTAGCAGACTTACTATTTTGTACTTTTGCTGTGGCATGGTAGTCTCGGAGTAAGTTAATAATAAGGGCGCTGAAGTTCTTACCTTCATTGTCACACTTTAGCTTAATGTCTTCGACTAGCTCTGTATCCTTAGGTCGCTTAGTTCGGGTAGAAAAGGTATAAACAGGCATGACTAGTACTCTATTAAATTTATTGGATTATTATATCATAAAGCTGTACAAATTGGAACAAATTTAATATAATAATATAGGTATTGCAATTTCGCGATACTATTTAGTAACTCGGAGATTGACATGTCAACAACAGACACTCCTGCTACAGAGCAGACGTTTGAGCAGCAAGTAAATACAGTAGCAGGTGCAATGGTTCAAGGTGAGGATGGTAACTTTAGCTTACCTGAAGATGTAGAGGCAACACCTGAGGTTAAGTTTGCTGCAACATTAGAGAAGCGGCGGCGTGATACTCAGTCAGCGTACTCTAAAGGCCAGGATGAGCTTAAACGGTTGGCTACTGAGAATGAACAACTTGCAAGTAACTGGGCGCAAGATACTGTTAGCTCATTGACAGCAGAGCAGACTGAAGAGTTAGCTACACTTAAGCATGAAGATCCAGATGCTTGGAGGGAGAAGCTAAATGAGTACGAGGAAGCAAATCGCACGTCGTTTAAAGAGAAAAGGGCAGAAATTAGCACGAGTGCGCAGAAGGAGACAGAGCTTGATAAACGCAACAGACTCTTAGCTGAGTTCAGTGAGAGCAACCCTGAGATAACGCTCACAGACGAAGTTATAGCTAATGACCTACCTCCTAGGTACATCAAGAAGCTTGAAGCTGGCGAGAGCACGTTTGAAGAATTCCTTGCTGACTGTAAGGGTTATTTAACAAAGAACAAAGTTATTGCTGATAATCCGGCTCCTGATACTGTTAGCTTAAGTAAGACGTCAGGCACATCTTTACCCGAGGAATCTGCTGTGCGTAAGGACATTACTCAGTCGTACAATACAGAAACGTATTAAACTTATTAAATGTACATAGCTTGTTATATTTGATATAATTTAAGTCTAAGTGGAACAGTATTTTATTCATCAGCATTTATGCTCTGGATAAGAGAAATTCAGCATTGTACGCTAGGCTATAAAACTATATCCCTTGCAAGGCTCTGTGCTTTAATTAAACCCTCTATTTGAATTAAAGGATAAGATTATGGCTACTGGTGTTGTAAGCCTGACATCGGATCTAGTGCGTAAGAAGTGGATGCGCGAAGGTCTACTACAAGCTGCGAGTAAATCGTTCTGGTCACCAATGACTGGTTCGACGAAAGACGCTATAGTGTTTCAGGCGAATAATGAAAACTCCTCTGAAGGTCACACTGTTGTATTTGATTACGATGGTAACCTTTCAGGTAAAGCTATCAAAGGTAAAACCACCGCTTACGGTAAAGGCGAGCAGAAGAAGAAATTCTCTGACAAGATTACTGTCGAGCGATATCGTCTAGTCGTAGACAATGGTGATAAGTTTGATGGCGTTAATATCGGTGATCTGAAGATCAACGAGCACTCCGACTCTCGTACTAAGCTGGGCGACCTGTTTGTACGATTCAAAGATCAATCAATTTTCGATGCTGCACAAGGTAACTTGACTACTAATGAGGATGGACTTCAGTCTCCTTCCCACATTATTGATCTTGGTACCACGTTCACGTTCGACCAATTGCTTGACATCGAAAAGACCCTCATGACTTCTCAGGGCTTCTCAACTGGTTCAATCCGTAAGCCACTCGAGCCTTATACGTATTACAAAGGCGACGGCGGCATGTATGGTATGGAGCCTTGTTGGTTGATGGTTATTGACGCAGCCATGGCTAACTTACTACGTAAGAACACTGCAGGTTACCAGACTATTGTTAAGGACTCTGATGTACGTGGTCAGAACAACCGCAATCTCAAAGGCGTCATCGGCAAGATCGGTCACTTGATGATTGTTCAGGCAGATCAGTTCTTCGGTGAAACTGCAGGCACAGCTCCTGGCTGGGGACTAGATGACTCTGAAATTGAGATCGCTGGTTTGCGTCAGTATGACGGTGCTGCTCCAGCATCTGCGTTGTGGACTGGTCAGACAGGCTTTGACTACGGTTCAGCAAATCTACACTCACGTGGCTTGATCCTTGGGGCGGGCGGCATTCAAACAGCATTCGGTAAGCAACCAGATTACAAATTCCAAGAGTCTCAAGACTTTGGTATTAAGTCTGAGTCTGCTGTCGAGTTCTGGATGGAGTCCCGTAAAACTAACCTAACAGCTGAGAACGAAGTTTATAAGCAGGCAAAAGTTGCTGCTATAGACTACGGTGTCATTGCTGTAGACGTGGCGGTATAATCTCATGGCTTCTACTGATATGGTCCGCGAAGCGGATTTTGCACAAAAGAAAAGCGAAAGCTTTTTTGCTCTTCGGTTGGATGAAGGTACCGAGTCCTATGAGATTCCTGTAGCAGGCGGTAATATGCTACTTGGCTATCTCCCACCTG